TGACGCAGGATATCCGCGGCCGTTTCGGGCCGCTTCGCCGACTTCGGCAGATCGCCGTCGGCCGTGTCTTCGGGCTTGGCGATCTTCTTTTTCGGCTTCTGTCCGGTGACCTCTTCGGCGTCCGCGTCCCCGTCCCCGTCGGCGATCGAATCATCATCGTCGTCCTCGACGATATCCTGGTCCTCCGGATCGTAATCTTTGAGGAATTTCTTACATTCTTTTCCCATCATACAAGCGGCCTTGCCGTGCTCGTGCATGGCTTTGGCGTGCTCGCGCGTCGCCAGGCCGTGCTCGTCCATCGCTTCGGCGAAGGCTTTCAGCCGGGTCATCCCGGCCTTGGACATGGGCTTCGTTTCCCCTTTGGTCGATAGGCCGCCGAGCCATTCCTGCAGGGCCTGGACTGCGGCGGCGCCTTTTTCGGCGATCTTGGTCACGGCGGATTCTCCGGGCTGAATTGTGGCGGGATCGGATAGTGATTTGACGGTCTGCGCACTGGCGGCGGGATTGGCGGGAAGATTGACAAACGAACATTCGTAGAGGTCGATCGATTTCAGGCGGCGCACGATCTGGCCGTTCATCTTTTCGTAGCTCTCATCAACGGAGACATATCCGATTGAGCCTTTAACCGACTTGCCGGCCGCCATCCGTTCCTTGGCCACGGTCCGGACGGCCTGCGCTTCAGGCGTCGAGTGAAACTGACCGGAGACCAGGATTCCGGCCTGATCCTGGACGATCGCGGTCGGATAGCCGATCGGTAGATTCTGCAGCTCGTGATTCCAAGCGGTCCAGCCGTCCCGCAGAAATTCCTGACCGTTGCGGACGGATTGCGGCTCGAGGATGTCCCCCTGCCGGTCCAAGTTGCCGAAGCAACCGAAGTAGACCTGGAAGCTGCCGTCGTCGCCGATCGCCTTGAATTGAGCTTCCACGGACTTGTGACGCAAGCCGAGCGCGGCCAGGTCGGCGCGGGAGGGAACCGGTTGTGTTTTCATGGCGGGAAAGGATCAGTTGACGAAAGGATGGAGCCGGCCAGGCTTGGCCGTGATATTGAGCGTTCCGCCGGAGCGGCGGGCGAAGTCTTCGAGCTGGAGAATCAAGGGATCGCCGTCGGCCGGTCCGAATTCCCGGCGGTAGTAGATTTGCAGACTTTCCGCCGCAGTCGGATCGGACTTGCCTTCCCGGACGACCGACCAGCTCCCTTCTTCATCGAGCTGCGCTAGGGCCGTTGCGCCTTGGTAGAGTACCGATCCTATGATCCGTTTCATCGCAGCGATCCGTCCAAAATCCCCATACAAAACTTGCAGAATTCCGGGTCCAGCCGAGCGAACCGGACCGGATCTTCGTAGAGCTTCTGAATCCCCATACTAACAATTTCGGTAGCGCCTTCCCCGTAATCCTTCCCGCAGTAGTAGGCATGGTGCTCGGAAAACGCCTTGTCGAATTCGTCCTTAGCGCCGCGTTCGTATTCGTCGAAGCCGCCGAATTTCTCCCGCAGGCCGATCGGCTCTTCTCCCTTCAGACGATGCGCCTTGAATTCTAGCGCGCGCTTCAGGACCAGATCATCCCCCGTCTTCGTCCGGGCGTCGATCGCATGGCCGAATTCGTGAACCACGACTCCAGCTTCTTCGCCGGTCCGGAGTAAAACGTGGTACTCCGCATCGGTCTTGATCACGTTGGAGTGATGCGCCCGGGCGCCGTGGGCCGTGCCGATCTTCAGCTCCATCGTCTGGCCGAAATTGCCTTCCGACCGTTCGGTGACGGAAGTCAGCCAGGCCAGCGCTTGCTTGATCGTTTTCGCGGTCCCCATTTTGGCCGGCTTCAGCTCGGCCGTCCGGTCCCCGCCGATATCCGTCTTCGTGCCCGGGTCGCAATCCCGGTAATCGAACACGAGCGGCTGGTCGGCCCGCAGGACCGCGGCCACGTCCGCGGCCCGGCGCTTGTTCAGAGCATCTTGATCGGTCTTCACGCGGTACCTCTCATCGGTCAGCCGATCGATTTCTTTTTGCAGCCCGTCGACCTTCGGCGCGACCGTTTCGGCTGACTGTCCGCGGGCTTCCGCGGCGGAGACTTCGGCCGCTTGCTCATCCAGAAGCGCGGCGATCCGCTTGTTAAGATCCCCGCGCTTTACAGCCAGACCAAGCTCTTCCTTGTTGTACCGGGCAGCAGCCTGGCCGATGGCGTGGAGCTTCGCGTCCCCGAGAGTGTATTTGGCCAGCCGGTCGGCGATCGGTCCCGGCGCGATCAGGTTTGGTGTGTGCTTCAGATTGTCCGCATAATGGACGGTCTGCGGTTTGAGCCCGGCAACGTGTTCATTCAAGATCCGGGTAAGAGTTTTGATCTGATCATTGAGTGAATCGATCCGGCATGGCGCATAAGTGACGGCCGAATCTAGGTCCCAGAATTGCTTCTGCAGATCCTGGAATTTCTTCTCCCAGATTTTCCGGCTGCGGGCCGTGCGGCTCCAATCACAAGCGTTATTATATGCTTCCTGCTGCAGCTTTTTGACGCGCTCGAATTCCGGCTGCAGCCGCTTGGCTTTCTCCGCTTCGTCGATCTTCCGCTGCTTGAGTTCGGCGATGTCCGCCCGGAGCTGGCGGATTGAGGACGTCTCCTTGATCGGCAGCGTGTGAACCGGATGCACGGCGGCGGCGGCCTGGTTCTGCCGCTGCTGCTCTTCCTTGGCGGCCTGGACGGCGGCCAGGATCGGATCGGCGGACGGCTTCGGCGGCGCTGGCGGCGGCTTCTGAACCAGAGCCGGCGCGGGCTTCAGCGGTTTCACGTTCGGCTGCTCGAGGTCTTCGGCTTCCGGCTGCGGCTGCTGGAGCGTGTCCCGGAAATCCGGCTGGACGTCGGTATCGAGCACCTCTAGCACCGTGCAGTTGCAGTGCGGATGAGCCGGCGGGAATTTCACGGTCTGATAGTGCGGATTGTCGCCGATCACCGCGAACGGCTGACCGAGCCGGACGGCCGGAGCCCGCCGGGCAATCGTGTTGCAGAGCGGGCAGGCATCGCCGGACAAGAGCCAGGTCCAGCCGGTGACGACTCCCGATGCAATGGCGGCTTGCTCTTGCGCGGCGTGGACGGCCCGGCTGGTCTCGGTCTGCGCGATCCGCCGGGCCCGCCACTTCTCGGCGCCGTCGAAAATCGCGTTGATTCGCTTCGTCAGGACGTCGACCGATTCCCCTTTGTCGACGATGCCGGCCCGCAGCTCGGCGCGGGTCCGCGCGAGCGCTTCGTCCAGGTCGAGCGAGGTCGTTTGATTGGTCGAATCGCAAAACGCCAGCGCAGCCTCATCAATCATCCGCTCGGTGTGCGGATTGACCACGTCCCAGCGGTTCGGGTCCAGGCCGACCCGCGGCGCGAACTTCGCCGCGGCGGCGTCCCAGGTGAGCCGCAGGAGCGGCGTCATGCGTTCCGAGATCCGCAGCGCGCCCAGCTCGAAATCATTCCAGTCGGGCCAGTCGTGCGGCAACGGGTCGGTGTGCTCTTTCTTCCCGGTCTTCAGGTACCGCAGCACGGCGGACCGCTGCCGGCCGAAGACATCCCGGACGGCCCGGCGCAGCCGCTCGCCGCGCGGCAGGCCGTAGGTGTTGCGCTCGGCTTCCGCCTTCGCTTTAGTGGCGAGTGGCGAGTGGCGAGTGGCGAGAATTGGGAGCGTTAGTACCGCCACGAGTCCCCTCCGTGGCCGTTGCCGTTTCCGTTTGGTGACAGCGCCGCGGCATGCTCGAGCTGGCGGCGGATGCCCTTACCGGTCTGCGCCGGCGGCGGCAGGCCGGGACCGTCGGCTGATCCGTCCGATCCGGCGCCGGCTGCCAGCTCCGAAAAGAATTGATCGCCGTCGGGAACCGGCTCATAACCCAGTTGCTCGCGGGCTTCATTGCGCGTGATCAGGTCCGCCTTGAAATCATCCCGGGTCCGCGTGTGCAGACTATCGAGCGATTCCTGCAGTTCTTGGATATGCGTATAGTCATATTCGACCGTGAAATTGTCCGGGTCCAGGCCGAATTCCGGCAGCAGATCCCAGCGGACCGCTTCGGCGATCAGCTCCTGGACCGCGACGATCGTCCCCCAGCTCGTGCGGTTCGCTTCGGCGAGATTGGAGTAGGTCTTATTCGGGTCCGGCAGACCTAGCGACATGGCGGCTACACCGATCGCCGCGGCGACTCGAGCCTGCGCGTTCCGCGGCAGGACGTCGATCGCCATCGCTTCCGGCGTGAAGCCGATCGGCTCAACTCTGTATGATCCGGCCAGGACGACCGGATCGCCCGTGTTATCGCCGGAGAAATTGTCCCGGAATCGTTCCTTGATCCGTTCCGCGTCTTCCCGCGAGGGCCGCGCCGGAGTCGGGCCGTCGGGGACGATGGCGATTCCCGGGACACCGCTATTTTTCAGCAAGGCGCCGGTGTAACTCGACTCATAATTGATCGTACATACTTCGCGGAGACTGGCCCGGACGGCGGCCAGGCCGAGCCGTTCATTCCGCGGATCGATGCCGTCCCGGATATGCAGGATATCTTGCGGCGGCAGGTGGTAGACCGCCGTATCGAGCCAGACGCGGTAACCGTCGATATAGCTCGAGCCGTCGGCCGGCCAGGTCGGCAGAATGCGGAAGTGCGGGACCCACCACAATTCGACCACTTGGCCCATCTTGTCCCGGACTTTATATAAGTAAGCGTTGCCGTCTACTTTGAGACTCAGGCCGATTGCTTTTTCCAGCGTCCGCCGTCCGTAGTACCGGTTCGGCCGGTTCCAGAGATCGACAAGCGGACTGCGCCCTAGCGGCTGGTGATCGCCGGTCCGGAGAATCTTCGAGACGTGAATCCGCGGCCGCGGGAACCGATCGCCGAGCCAGCTTATCGCCAGCCCGACAATCGAGTTCATCCAGACGTCAGCGGCTTCGCGCTCCCAGTCGAACCGCGCGCCGGGCAGGAAGAGCCGGATACGGCTCCATCCCCAGCCGCCGTAACGGGACCACAGTCCACCGAAGACCTTGGTTAAGGCTCCGTAGACCGTGGACAGAATCGGCGCGCTGCGCGTGTCGGGAGTGTTGGCGGCGGGCGGCATTATTTGGTTTCAAGCGGCAGGCCGGGCGTGCAGAGACGGATGGAGACGAAACCGGCCAGGAGCTGCTGCGGCTTGGCGTCCTTCACGGCGCCGGGCAGGCAGCCGCGGCAGATGAGCTGCGATGTGGTCTCGAG